GGGTGGGGGGGGGGGGGGGGGGGGGGGGGGGGGGGGGGGGGGGGGGGGGGGGGGGGGGGGGGGGGGGGGGGGGGGGGGGGGGGGGGGGGGGGGGGGGGGGGGGGGGGGGGGGGGGGGAGGGTTTGCGTGGGGTGGCGGTAGCCGTGGTCGATGGCCATGGCGGCCAGGGACAGGCCGAGGAGGACGCCAGCGATGTGCTCGGCGCGGATCCAGGGCGGGGTGGGGCGGCGGGGGCGGGTCATGAGCAGGAGGTGGCGGCGGTGGCGGAGCGGTTGCCGTGGACGGGGAAGGTCACGACGAAGGTGCGGTCGGCGCGGGCGCAGAGCGGGGTGCCGCCGCCGCAGGTGGCGCACTGGGTGGGGGAGCCGTCGAAGGTGGCGGGGCACTGGCGGAAGCGGATGCCGTCGTGCTCGAAGTGCGGCGGGGCGTCCTCGGGGACGACGCAGACGGTGGGGTAGCCGCGGCGGGTGAAGCGGGCGGCCTCGGAGCGGGATTCGGTAGAGAGGTTGACGACGAAGCCGCGGCGGAGGGCGCTGCGGATGGCGGCGAGGTTGGCGGCGGTGCGCAGGTGGTGGGTGTAGGTCCAGGCGGCGCCGAGGTGGCGGGTGGCGTTGGCGAGGCGGCGCAGTAGGGCGGCGTGGATGCGGCCGGCCTCGTGCCAGAGGTCGCCGGCGACGTCGTGGCGGAAGAAGGTGGCGGGGCGGAGGGCCGCTACCTGAGCGATGAACTGCTCGGGTGGGACGCCGCGGGTGCCATCGGTGACGCGGTCCCAGTGGTCGCGGGTGTAGTAGCCGGCCTCGGCGTAGCAGCCGTCGTCGCCGGCGAGCGGGCAGGTGGGTGGACAGCTGGGGCGGGCCGTAGTGGACACGGCGATGGGTCCGGTCTTCGAGTTGGAAGACCGGACGGTGAGGGCGGAGTGCATGCTGGCTACAGCTTGTGAAGGAAAAAGGCGCGAGGCGCCCAGGGAGCCGACCGCGAGGGAAGGGCTCCGGGGGTGCGTCAGTTGCCAGATGCCTCTATGTCGTGCTGGATGGTTTCGACACGATCGAGGCAGTTGGACACGTCACGCAGGACGTGGGTGTATGCGGGCTCGTTGATGGTTAGCTGCTCTATTTGGTGGAGCAGGAACCAGACCTCGGTGGCTTTGGTGTGGGGATCCATCAGCAGGGGGCGAGCAGGGCGTAGGAGCGAATGCGGGAGGGGCGGTTGGAGAAGCTCCCTTCCCTAAAGACGGGCTCGATGCCAGCGGCACGGCACCAGTCGATGAGGGTGCGGGCGTCTTTGTCCTCTTCGAGGTAGACGTAGGCGCCGCGCTCGTAGGAGAAGCAAGTGAATTGTCTGCGCCACTGGAGGCCGACGACCTCGGTGAGGAAGGCAATGGGAACCTTGACCCAGGCGTGTCCGGGGTCGCTGTAGACGGGGAAGGTGCGGGTTTTCATGCTTCTGGGTGAGGGGTGAGGGCGATGGCTTGCGGGTTGGTGCCCGCGGGGCGCTCGATATCGGTGCGCCAGATGAATTCCAGGTAGCCGGGGCAAGAGGCCCGGCGGGAGTCGAAACGCATGGCTGAACTCACAGCTAGAGGGATGGAGATGCAAAGCACCTCAGCCAAAAGACCCCCGGACGCAGTGCGCCAGGGGGAACTTCTGGGGGAGATGGTTTGTGCGTGCTAGGCAGAGCCGAATGCCCATTGCCGCGGTGGGCACGCTGGCCACCGCTTGTGCAGAGCCTGTGGTGACAGGGTTGCGTATTTCCGTAGGTACAGCAAAACAGGCGCGCCCCCAATCGCCGGGATTGCGCTGTCAGCTTCACTGCCTGCCCACTAGACAGCTACTAGCTTCGAAGGGCTCAGAGCCCGCGCCTGCTAGTGCTCACCTAGGCCCGATGGCTCGGGCTTGGGCTCGGCATCATGCCGCTGCACCTATTTCCCCATACCATCCGGGTCGGTTAGGGCTGCACACCTATCCCTAGGTGCCGCACAAGGCGGTACAGCTTGTCCCTCCGGCGAAGCCAGGATTCAGACGATACGTAGGCCAGACCGCAGGCAAATCGCCGCCCCTGGTACAGACCCCGGCCCGACCCTCGCAGAACGCTGCGGCGCGGTAAGGCTCATTGTCCGATACGTCTTCCCTCCAAGCTGGGCAGGCTCACCCGATAGCGGGCTCGGCACTGCGCTCGGCACGGTTGTTGGAATCAGCGCAGGGCCCTGCCCCGCTCTCGGTGTTAGTGCATTAGCGGTTTGATCAACTAGGAGAATGATGGCACAGATCGGGCGATCTGTCAAGCACCCCGCCAGAGCGGGGATCGGCGCGCAGCCGCGGGGAGCTGGCCTGAGGCCTAGGCTCCGCAGGGCGGCTGTGCCCCGATGCCATGAAGCATTGCGCGGATCGCGCCGTCTGTCAAGCCATTCGGCTAAGTCTCATGAGACGCAGGCCGAGAGGCGGAGCCGCTTGCGAGAGCAAGTGGAAACGCGCATGATGTGCGCGCGTGAAGCCAGTCTGGCATGGCGGAGGCCAGCCGTCAAGCCACCTCAGTGAGTCTCATGCGTCTCACCTGAGGGGCATGAGTCTCATTGTGTCTCAAGTTGAGTCCAGCCTTGCGTCGCAACGAGACTGGGGTAGAGGGGGATATGTCACTACCTGGGCTAGAAAAAATGTATGTATATGTACGGGTTTTTTGGTACTAAAAGCTCTACTCGTTAAAGGCTTCCCAGCTGTAGGCGAGCTCGACGCGAAGCTTTTGGAGTGCTTTTTTGTAGATGGATGAGATGCAGTAGCGCGAGATGCCCAGTTCTGCGGAGAGCTCGTGGCGGCTGCGCTGCTGGAAGTAGAGCGCCTGGACGACGAGGAGCTGTGTTGGATCGAGCGTGGAAAGGGCGTGGTGGAGGAGGTCTTCTCGCTCGGTGAGGGAGAGGGAGAGCTCTGGGCTCTGTGAGGGGGTGGGGGTATCGGTGGAGAGAACTTCGAGCAGTGTGGAGTCAGATAGCTGACAGAGGGAGTCGAGGGAACCGCAGTCGGTAATGGTGCAGCTGACCAGCGTCTCGGTGATGCGCTCTGGTGGTAGGTCGAGCTCTGTGCCGAGTTCTTCGACTGTGGGCGGTCTGCCGTTCTCGTGGAAGAAAGTGTGCGTGAGGCGCTTGATTTTGGTAGCAAGATCTTGTACGTTTATTGGTAAGCGAATTGTGCGAGATGAGTTATAGATTGCGCGGGATATGGATTGCCGGATCCACCAGTAGCTGTAGGTGCTGAAGGCGTAACCGCGTGTGGGGTCGAATAGCTCGATGCCGCGTATGAGGCCGAGGCTGCCTTCTTGGATGAGATCGCTGAGCTCGAGACCACGGTTCTGGTAGCGCTTGGCGATGTGGACGACGAGGCGCAGGTTGGTGCGCACCATGATGTCCAGCGAGCGTTTTCCGAGGCGCGCGATGCGCTCAGGGGCGGCAGAGCGGTCAGGCTCGGTGGAGCCGGGTGGGGTGTAGTCGACCCAGGCTCGGATGCGGTAAGCGTGGCGTAGCTGAGCTTCGCGAGAAAGGATCGGGTGGCGCGCGATGTCGCTTAGGTACTGGGAGATGAGGTCCGACATCGCGGATCAAGCGGCCGAAGCGCCGTGCAGGTCTCGGACTAGGGAGCCGAGGAGCCAGGCTTGGGCGTGGGCGAGGCCGTGTTGGCGAGCGATTTTGAAGTAGAGCTCGCTGTAGGGGCCGGTTACAGGGTTGCGTCGAATGGTTTCAGCGGAAGCGCTGGCGGTGAGCCGCAAATACTGCGGAAGGACGGTGGCGAGGTGCGAATCCACTAGAGGGTGATTTGAAGCTGAACGTAGTATGTGGCGCTGAAGGAATCAACGGTAGAAGCTGGAGTAATCGTTAAAGCTTCAACGGTTACGCCGGTGATTTCGCTGAAGTCGTTGAGCACTTCAGCTATGTGGTCTTCGACGTTAGTGGCGTGAGCACGCAGTTCGGATACAGATAGAGAGCTCATAGGACTTCGGAGAAGTAGTCAAAAGCGAGGACGTCGTCTACTCGGCTGTAGAGCGCGTCGAGGGAGGCGTCGTTCTCGATGAGGTGGTGGAACGAGAGGGAGCAGTCGTTGTCGGGGTCGGTGATCAGGCGGATGTGGTCGAGGCCGCCCTCGGAGGCGTGGGTTGTGGCGCGCTGCGTGGCGGGGCGGGTGACTTTCCAGAGCTGGGCGCCGAAGCGGTCGAGCAGGGCGGCTTCGTTGAGAAAGCGCATGTCGTCGACGACGACGCGCTCGATGCCCTGGAGCTGCAGGCGCATGTAGCGGATAGTCCAGCAGCGGAGCCATAGCTCGGGGTGGACGCATTCGCGGCCCCATTCGGTGCCGAGTGTGCGTAGCAGGTGGCGAGCGTCGACATTGTCGGCGAGCTCGGGGAGGGGAGCTGTCTTTGCGACGTGGGTGAGGTGGTGGGCGTCCTGAGGGGTGTAGCCGAAGTCCAGCAGGAGCGTGCTGATCATCGCTTTGAGCGGTTCAGCGAAGCTGAGGTGGGTGAAGCCGTGGTAGGTGACTAGGTGATCGGCGATGGAAGACTTGCCGCTACCGGCGGCGGGGGAGTAGAGACCGATGAGCATGATCAGCGGGGAATAAAGGTGGGGTGGAGCAGGGTGAGAGTCCAGGCGTACATGGCTTTGGCGGCCTCGGTGTAGATGGGGGGTGGTTCGCTGCCGTTTTGTGCAGGGTCGCCGAGTACCGTCCAAAGGGAAGTGGCGAGGTAGTGGACGTTGTAGTCCTTGACTTCGTCGTCGAGGAGCAAGGCAGTGAGGGAGCCCAAGACGTGCGAAGCAGCGATCTCGAAGTCGAGACCTAAGTGGGCGGTGAGCTTTTTGTAGATCTCGAAGGCTTCGGGGCTTTCGGGGTTGTCGAGCAGTTCGGTGTTGATGTCCAGTGCTTGAGCGTGCTGCACCAGGAGGGAGCCGCCGATGACGTTGCTGACCAATGCGTGGATGGGGGTGTGGTCGTTCATGCGCGGGCTCGGGTGAATCGTTTGACTCGAGCCTCAAAGTGCTTCATGTATTGGTTGAGTTGGCGCAGGGAGAGCTCTTCGATTTGAGGGGTTTCGTCGGGTATTGCTACGACAATTAGTGCGCGGGTTATGTTTAAGCCTTGCGGCTTATAGACGTAGTTGGCGGCAGCGGTGTAGGCGGCAACCTGCAATGAGTATTCGTACATCTTGGCGGGGTTGCGGATCTTATCTGCGGTTTTCCAGTCGAGCAAAGAGGGCTGCTCACCGTCATCGTCTAGGTAGGCGATGCAGTCGAAAGTGCCTGCGTAGCGGAGAGGGTGGTAGATAGCACCTTCGCAGACGAGGGGGCGACGTATGCGGTCAAGGAAGCTGCGCGTGCTGTTCCAGTAGGGGGTGTTGAGGAAATCGAAGCCGGGCTCGGTGCCGTCAAGCAGGTAGCGCTCGATGGCGTCGTGGTGACGGGTGCCGCGGAAGCTGGCAAGGTTGCAGATGAAGTCGGCACGGGCTTCACCGACGGACTCGCGCCACTGTTGAAGGCCGGTGTTGTCGCGGGTATTGCTCAGGATGGTGGTGACGGAGCTGCAGGCGCCGAGCGGAGTGGAATAGCTGCGGTCGCCGTTCTCGTGGGAGCGGATCGGTTCGTACTTAGGGAGGCCGCGGATGGCTTCAGTCGTCATAGGGGACGCCGTCAATGGGGAGGAGTAGCGCGTTGGCGTCGCATTTGAAGACGCGCATGAGATCGGTGAGAACGTTGGGGTCGATCAGCTTGGTCTTTCCGCTGGCCATGCGGCCGAGGGAATAGGAAGAGATGCCGGAGGACTCGGCGACATCGCGGAGTGTTAGACGGGTGCGGAACAGGTGGAAGCGGATGTTGCGCCCCAGTAGCTGTGTTGTGTCCATAGGGTGCGGAGTAAAAAAGGGGAGCGGTGAGCTCCCCCTGTAGTGATCAGACGAAGGCTTCAGCGAAGGGGTCTTCACCGTCGAAGAGACGGTTGAGGTCGCACTTCGGCTCCATCTCGTCAAAGCGCTTCTGAATGTCAGCCTTGACGGCCTTAGGCGGGGCGGCGACCAAGGAGTACTCGGTCTTTTTGCCTTCGCCGGTTTTGCTGATTTTGATGTCGTAGCCGGTGGGGTCGCCGTAGTCCTCGTCCGAGATGAACTTGAAGAGCTGATCCATCAGGGTTTTCTGAGTGATCGGAAGGATCCTGAAGTCGTCGGCCGAGTAGTCGTAGACCAGGCCAGTAACGAAGCGCTTGATGGTCTGGTAGCCCTCCTGCTGGCGGATGTTTGCGGGGAGTTCCTCGGGCTTGGTTTGCCAGCGGATGGGCTTGTTGTCTACGGTCCAGGCTTCAAAGCCGGTGATGCCTTCGCCGAAAAACCGCACTCGGACTTCGTCAGTGATCTTGGCGGGGTTGAGGTAGCGGCCAGAGCCAGAAGACTCCTTGGAGATCTCCGCGATGGCAGCGGCTGAAAGGAATGAGGACATGTGGCGTAATCCCGTAAAAAGTGGGTGATGTGCCGGAAACGGAGCGTTTGTCCGTCTCACTTGCACATGGTACGGGGTACGCCGGGGTATGTCAACGATATGCGTGAAGATACGCAGAAACTAGTGAGTCTATTGAGACTCATCGCGACAGGTTGTCGCGGTAGGGCGACCTAGGTACGGTGAGACACGGCCAAGAAAAACCCCCCGCTGGTGGCGGAGGGTCTTGGCCTTCACTTGCTGATGCAATCGTAATGGACAAAGAGCACAAAAGCAACAGCTCGGACTTCTTAAAAGGACGGGCTATTGAGTTGCTGCGTCGTGACGTATTCCCAGATGTATGGGCATTCGTCCCAGTAGCGGGTAAAGCCACCTTTGTAAAAGAGTGGAGCACTAAGCCGCTGACGCGGATTGAGTGCATGACCGCGTACCAGCTCAGGCAGGACTACGTGGGCCTGGGGGTGGTTACAGGATCGTTCTCGGGGGGATTGATTGCTCTTGACATTGATGGGCATGACGCGGATGAGCGTTACCGCGAGGTAGCGGGCGCGGAGTACGAGCCCTATGGCGAAGAGCAGACCATGTCGTGGACGTCGGGCAAACCGGGGCGCCGGCAGATCCTCTACCAGGTGCCGAAGCGACTGGTGCCCGAGCTCAAGGATGTCAAAACGCTGATCCTGCGAACGGACGACGGGCAGTGGCACCTCGGGCATGGGGATACCAACCGTGGTGCGGGCGGCGATCGGGATGCGATCAGCGGCGAGGCATACGAAGAGGTTGTGCTGCGCTTTAACGCGTGTCAGAGCGTGGTGCCGGGCTCGCCGCACCCGGAGACGAAGCAGCAGTACCAGTTCCTCAACTACAACGAAGGGCAGGTAGCGACAGCACCGCAGTGGGTGCTGGATGTGCTGCGGCCTCATCGGAAGCCGGTGCAGTGGCTGTCAGAGGCGGATCAGAAGGAGCTGCTGGACGAGCTCGGGGGGCAGACCGCTGTGCCGCCGCGGCAAATCCGCGGTTGGTTCTTCAAAGACGAAGTGCAGTCGCTGCTGCGGCCGCGGCTAGCGGACCTCGTGTTCAACCACTCTGTGTTCGACAAATACGGGTGGAAGCGACGTGGGGGTGAGAATCCGCAGCTGATGAGTGGGTGCCCCTGGCATGGGGGGCAGAGCGGTACGGCGTTTCAGTACGCGGAGGAGACCGGCTGCTGGGACTGCAAGGCGTGCGGTGTTGGTGGGGACGTTCTCGATTTCGTGCACAAGATCCGCACGGAGGATATGCACGCGGGGAGGCCTAGCGGACCTGATCTCGAGTCTTACGTGGCTGAGTTGGCCGGGGAACTGGGGTACGACTACCCGGCGTGTGCGACAGCGACTGAGGTCACAGTCAAAGATGCGCCGCTGAAGCGGCTGTCTGGACATGAGTTCTTCACAGCGGCTGAGAAGATCATCAACGGGTACGACAACGCTGAGCTCGCGCACTACCAGCTGATGGAGCTGGTGCGGGATTCGGGGCTGACGCACGTATATAAGTCGGGGCCGCAGGTGGAGTCGGCGCTTGAGCGGTTCCTGCTGCACCAGGAGCAGGTGGAGGCGGATCCGCAGTGGCAGGAGAAGGTCCGGGGTGATCGGGACTATCTGATTCCGGATTTCATGTCGAAGCCGTCCTCGGTGATGCTGCATGCACGCGGGGGCATGGGTAAGACACGGCTGGCGGTGCTGCTGTCCAAGATCGTGGGGCAGAAGCTGCCGATGAAGGTGCGGGGGCTGACGGTGGAGCCGACGGTCTCGGGGAATGTGCTGTTCATTGGCAACGACATGTCAATGACGGACTACGCGGAGTACTTCGATCAGCAGGGGATCGACTCCAGTGGGGCGGATCGCTGGATGAAGTTCAAACCGCAGTGGCAGCAGAGTCAGTACCGGGTGCTGGTGCGGTGGCTGGAGGAGATCAAGCCGGTGCTCGTCGTGGTCGACTCGTTGACGTCGGTGAGCATGATGATTGCCGCCAAGGAGTACGAGAAGGAGTACGCCAACACGCTGTACCGCTTGGCGCGGGAGAACGGGACGGCGTTTCCGGCGACGACGTTTCTGTGGATTCACCACAACACCAAGGACGGGTCGAAATTCCGCGGGACGGACACCCTGCGGAATGCGGTGCACGAGACTTGGGAGCTGAAGGAGCTCAGTGATGAGGAGCGGGCGCAGTACGGCGACCACGCGCTCATCCTTGAGATCGACAAGAGCCGGGGGATGCGGGGTGGTGATCGCTTCCTGGTGCGGGAAGACATCGAGGAGGCGCTGAGCATCGAGGACCTGACGCCGACGGTCACCAGGGAGAACGGAGGTAATGGCGACGAGACGCCGCGGACGATCGTTCTCGGGATCCTCAAGGATGCGGAGGATCCGATGACGGCTAAGGAGCTTCGCTACGCGCTGAATGCACGATTGGCGGGGCGGAGGGGGCCCGGGACGATCGTCAGCGAGAAGACAGTGAAGAGGTGGGTGCAGCGGTGGGTTGTGGCCGGTCTCGTGGAGGAATCGACTGTGAGACAGACGGGATCCAAAGGGGGGAGACCTCAGGTGGGTTTCAGGGTCAAGTCCTTATATGAGAGGGACGGAGTGTCCAAAACCCCCCCTTCTTTCTTCGAGGGCGCTTCTGCTGGAAGCGATTTGAGTTTTGGACAAGGATCAGAAAAAGTTGTCCAAAACCTCGAGTTGTCCAAAACCTCCGAGGTCGAAACGGTTCAGCAGGGCACAGTCGCACCTGATACGCATGAGACTGAGCTGCCTGTGGAAACTTCTGGGGAAAAACCCCCCGAAATGACCCCGGATGGCACTGGAGGTTTTGGACACGCGGAGGAGTTGTCCAAAACCTCCGAGGCTGAAAGCCGCTCCAGCACAGGGATTCTCGAGAATCCGCCGGAGGTTTTGGACACGACCTCGGGGATAAAGGGGGAGCCCGGTTCTACGCAGGACTACGGAGCGTGGGAGGAAGACTGGTAGGTCCGCTCAGCCTCGGCGCCAGGGGAGCTCGTTCTCGAGCTCGGCCTGGTAGCTGGGTAGCGGAGCCTGTAGCAAAAGTGTTGCTATGAAGCTGCGAGCTTCAAAGTGAGACTTGATGAGAGTCTTCGCTAAAGCTTTAAGCTCTGCTATATTGCTGCAATCATCGATCTGCCTTAGCGCTGATTCAACAGCAAAGCTACGAGTGAGATCGTCCACACAATCACCGCATTTAACTGAGTATGCCGTCTACTGAGACTCTTGAGCACAAGCATGCTTTAGAAAATGCTGATTTCGACTTCATTCGCGGGCCGAAGGCGGCGGAGCTGCTGAAACGGCGTGCTACCGAGCTCGGGGAGGCCAACGGTCCGCTGGGCGTCGACACGGAGACCACCGGTCTGGATCCGCTGACTAATCGCGTGCGTCTCATACAAGTCGCAAGTTGCGACTACGCGTTGGTGGTCGACGTCGAAGGGTGGCGCACCGAGGGCGAACGGCAGCTGCCCTGGGACGCACCTGGGTTGCGCGAGCTGAAGGCGCTGCTCGAGGGACCGCAGAAGAAGGTGTTGCAGAACGCGGCGTTCGATCTGAACTTCCTTGCCGGCGAGGACATCGAGCTCGGGGGGTCAATCTTCGACACGATGATTGCCGCCAAGGTGGTCAATAACGGCACGGGGGCGAAAAACGACCTCGGGAGCATCGTCAACCGCGTGCTACATGTGCCAATGCCCAAGGACCTGCAGAAGGCTGACTGGGGCGGCGAGATCTCGGATGAAATGGTGCTCTACGCCGCGCGGGACGCGGTTTGTCTGCCACGGCTTGTGCCGGCGCTGGTGAAAGCGCTGAGGGATGCGAAGGTCACGACCTCGGTGTCGCTGTGGGATGTCTTCGCGCTTGAGATGAAGGCGCTGCGGCCAATCGCGCGCATGCAGTGGAATGGCTTCGGGTTCGACGCCGTTGCGGCCGCGCAGCTGCAGGTCTCGCTGCAAGACCACGCTGAGACGCTCAAGACGCGCTTTTTGGAGGCGTTGGATGGGGCGATTAAGGCGGAGCATCCGGATGACCCGGGCGTGTGGTTGCCGCGGGATGAGGACGGCACGCTGAATACCCGTGAGAAGGACTCGGGGTCGATTCGCAGGGGGACCAAGCGGTACAAGGGCTTCAACCCGCGCTCACCGAATCAGATGGCGGAGCGGTTCGAGCAGGCAGGGATCCTGCTGCCGCCGAACGAGAAGGGTGTTCCGAGCCTGGATCAGAACCTGCTGGCGTTTTTGAAGGGCGAATACGAGCTCGTGGCGATGTACATGGAGTGGAAGGCGGCTGTGACGCGTGTGTCTCATATTGAGAAGCTGCTGGAATCCATTGGGCCGGATGGGCGGATTCACGCCAACTACAGGCAGATGGGGGCTGAGACAGGACGCATGAGTTGCTCAGGTCCGAATTTGCAGCAAGTGCCTAGAGAGTCGGAGTTTCGGCGTTTGTTTCGAGCTCGGGGTGGCTACAAGTTGGTGGTGGCGGACTTCAGTCAGGTTGAGCTGCGGGTGGCAGCGGAGCTATCCGGGGAGGAGCGCATGCGGGCGGCGTACCGCGCTGGGAGGGATCTACACACAGAGACTGCAGCATTGGTGACGGGTAAAAGCGCAGATAGTATTACGAAAAAAGAGCGTACTTCGGCCAAACTTTGTAATTTTGGACTTTTATACGGGGCTGGTCCTACTACTTTACGAAAACAAGCTGTTGCACAGTACGGCGTTGATATGGAGCTGGAAGAAGCGCAGGAGCTAGTGACTGGATTTAGAGAAGCGTATCCGCACCTGTACGAATGGCAAATGCTTGAAGGTAACAATACTACTAAAGCGGTATTTACTAGGTATGGGAGGCGCCGAATACTAACTGGGTTTAATGATAAGTACACAACTAGAATAAATACGCAGGTACAAGGTACGGCCGGTGATATCGCTAAGATTGCCATTGCGATTATTTGGGATCAGATTAGAGCGTCTAAACGTGGCGAGGCGCTACTTATCGCGATGGTGCACGACGAGATCGTGCTCGAGGTCGAGGAGTCTGCTGTAGATAAGTGGGCAAAAGCTCTTGCAGCAGCTATGGAGGCAGCTGGTGCGTTTGTCTGTAGGGAAGTGCCTATCGTTGCGGAGGCGTCTTTTGGTGACACATGGGCAGATGCCAAGTAGTGCTTTACGTGGTAGGGTATAGGTGAAGCGTTTTTTCTATCAATGCTTACTGGACAAGAGCTGCTTTCGCTTGTGAAAGCGAACGGTGATATGGATCAATCAGAGCTTGCTCGTGAAGCTGGCTATGTAAAGGTGAATGACAAAGGTAACGAGCGGCTGCTTATTACGCAGTTTCACTCGGCATTGCTGGAAGCTAAGGGTGTCAAGCTAAAGACCAGCAAAAAGTCTGGTAAGACTGCTCAGTTTGTGACGACTGTGCATCGTAACGGCGTCATCCTCGTGGGTAAGACGTACTCGGAGAAGTTCGGGGTGGAGCCCGGAGATGAGCTGAAAATCGTGATCGAGGAGGATTCGATCCGTCTGATGCCGCGGCCTGCGACGGTTTGATGACTGAGAGCGAGCTGCGGTCTAGGTTGTTGGCTCAGCTGACGAATATCGCAGAACGCTTACCTAATGGGCTTCTTCATCGATTGGTGGAGGATGCCCAGTTTTTTTATGAGTGGAACCTGCGTAAGAAGCGGGCTAGGGCATCGGCGCGGTTGGGGCAGTACCGGGCGTGGCAGGACAAGGCGGAGGACCGCTACTGGCGCGAAGTGGGGCGTCGCCGGTAGCGTTAAGTATCTGCGTTAACTCTGTGGCTACTCGCAAGACGTACTCAAACACCTGGGAGGGTGTACAGCAGGCGGGGAAGGATGCGGGATCGAAGTATCCCGAGCTCGTGGCGGCGCAGTGGGCGCTTGAGAGTGGGTACGGGAAGCACACAAGTGGTAAAAATAATTACTTTGGGCTAAAGGGCGCCGGTACGGGTAAAGAGACGAAGGAGTTTGTAGATGGGAAATGGGTCACAATCACGGCGGACTTTATTGATTTTCCCGATCTCGGGGCGTGCGTGAAATATCTTGTGACACGGTGGTACAAGGATTGGGACCGGTATGAAGGGGTGAATCGGGCGGCGACGCGGGCGGCTGCGGCGCAGGCGTTGGTGCAGCAGGGGTATGCGACCGACCCTGATTACGCGGAGAAGCTGATCAAGTTGATGGATGAGAAGGTGCCCGTGGAGGCGTCAGCGCCGGTAGTAGTAGTAGTAAAGGCGGATCCAAAGCCGATTCTGTATCGGATTGAGGCCGTGCATGTGACATGGCTGAAAAAGGAGCCGGTGCCGGCTGCCGAGCTCGGGGAGAAGGAAAAAGTGTTGGTGCCGGCCGGGAAAGACTATGCAGTTGTTGCATATACGGAGCGGGCAGCGGATGCGCATGCGCGGGTAGAGCTAGCGGCGGGTGCTGGGACGTGGTTTGTGTTTGAGCCGCACTGGAGGAAGGTGCTCAGCTCGGGGGAGGCCATGCGCCCGGAGGTTGATTGGGGTGACTTCAGTTGCATGATCGCGCCGAATCTGAGCGTAGGTGAGGTGCTGCAGTTCGACAAGCGGCGGATTCCTGGGCCGGCGGCGTCAGTTCGCACTCGGTTGCTGCGCACTGCGGCGGAATTTCAGCGCGTGCGGGAGGCGTGGGGACGGCCGCTTGGAGTTACGAGCTTTTACCGCCCGGAGCCAATCAATGCCCAGGTGGGAGGGGTATCGGGCTCAAGACACGTCACCGGTGAAGCATTTGACGTATATCCGTTGGACCGGAGCTTGGACAGCTTCTATCGATGGATACGCACTAGGTGGACTGGTGGTTTGGGCGATGGGCGGCGGCGCGGCTTTGTGCATATGGATACGCGCGGGGGAGGGGGTTTTGTGCCCGGGGCTGGTGCTAGGCCCGCAGCTGAGTGGCTGTACTGATGGACGATCGCACTCGGGATAACTGGGCGAAGGTGAAGGAGGCGCTGGAGCGGGCAGGCAAGACCAGCAGCCCGTTTTACACGAGAGCGGTGGCGGTGTTGACGACGGGGCGGGACCCGGGACCGGACTTTGGTGTTAAGCCAGCGGGGTTTGGTTAGGGTCCCAGCCCATGTTTTCGAGATACATCACCGCGATGTAGTGGTCTTCGGCGTAGCGGCATATGCTGTCTTTGCAGGCTCGGTAGTAGAGCTCGCCTTTGTGATTCTCTAGCTGATCGAGCGTGTAGCCATTACCGTAGTCGGTGGTGCTAATTATGCTCATTGCTCAGACCAAGGTGCTTTGATTTGCATGGCGCCGCCTAGCTTGCAGCTTTCGCCCGTCTGCAGTGTCTCATCAATCGGGTGATGCGTAATCACTGGCTCGGGCTCTACTGGTTGCGTAGCGTGCCAGTCTTTTTCGGCTTGATCAAGCCGTGGCTTCAACGTGGCGCGAAACTTAAAATCCTGCGCCCACTGTTGCAAGTGATACCGCCAATCCTTATCGCCAAAACGGATCAGCCAGACTTCTTTGGGAAAACCACCTTGAGAGCTTTAACAATCAGCTGTACCCAAGCGTTTTCTTTGATTGGCAGCAGCGCAATGATTTCAGAGCCTGCAGCGATCACGATGGCGATGGCAGCGAGGGTGGTGGGATCCATCACGAAATAGCGTTTGATTTCAGTATAAGACTACTGCTTGTACCTGCCTAGCGACATTTCCAGAGCCCTAACGCGCCCTTCAAGATCCGATAACCGCTCTTTGCTGTCGTTTTTAAGCTCTTGAATGTCAGCCGCCACCGTACTGACCGATTGATCCAGCTTGGCGACCTGAATAAAAAGACCAGCTAAGCCGACCACCGCAGCGGTCAACAAGGCTGGCACCATCTGCATGAACGGACTTTCAGGTGGCTTGGCGGTAATCAGCGCCTCTTCGTGGTGCTCCATTGCGAGGCATACAGCCGATCTTTTCTACAGGTTAGTGGTTGCTATGGTGTAGGCGGCCATTGGACATTCCAAGGAAAACCGGCTCGTTGCGGCACCATTCGCAACGTCTCTCGGTATAGCTGCCATACGAGCTTGCCATCTAGGTCTAAAGGGCTGTCTGCAAGCTGAGTCCATCCTTAAACGTCTAAGGCGTCCGCAAAATCATGATGTTGCTTCAGCCATAGATAAGCATTTTGCAGTGGGTTATCAATCACCAATGCTGGATCTGGTGCGGCAAGGATGGGGTTACCATCAGCATCAACCTCGCCAGTGTCACGCGGTGCATTTAACGCACCAACACTTAACGAAGCTACGGAGGTTTGGTAAGACCGCTGGTCAATTTCTTGTGAGCCAGACTGTCTTGCCTCAGCGTTAGCGTAAAACTTAACAGCAATAAGAGCATCCGATCCAAGCAGTCGAACAAATTCAATCCGTGCGTATGATTCAGGCAACGGCCGATGCCAAAGGCAGAGCGGGGACTTCATCACTCTAGGGCCGTTACTGCGTCACGCCGTTGAGGACGATGATCCAGCCGCGAGACTTGAGAGTGCTTACTGCTGAGCTGATGCTTGGCGTGCCGCTACTGGCGTTGTAGTCGATGGTGATGGTGGAGCTAGTGCCGGGACCAAATGGAGACCTGCCAGAGGTAGCGATGCTGTTGAGGATATTCTCTACGCTCGTAGCGGACAGCGAAGTACAGCCAGCCCAAGCATAATAAAAACAGTTGCTTCCAGGTGTTGCGGTCCAGTTATCAAAGAAATTAGCAGGGAAGTTTACTAAGTTTGAGCAGCCAAACCAAGCAATGTAGAAGTTAGTGCATTTATTGGCGCTTGTAACTAAAAAATTCGTTAGCGCTGAGCAGTTGACCCAAGCAAAATCCAGTTGCGTTGCGTTTGACAGGTTGAGAGCAGGAAAACTTGTCAATGCAGAGCAGTTTTGCCAGGCGTTGCTGAAATTGACCCCGCTAGATGTATTGATCAACGGAAAACTGGTGAGTTTATTACAGCCATACCAAGCAGCGGTAAAAAGAATACCGCTAGATGTATTGATGAGCGGAAAACTGGTAAGACTTGTGCAATCTCGCCAAGCAGAAAAATAATTCGTAACTGCTGAGGTATCCATGTTCGCCGACACCGAAGACAGCGAAAATAAAGCATAAAATGCCTGGCTAAGGTTTGTACCAAAGGACCACCCCGGCGGCGTGGCGCCAAGAGATACGACTTCTGTGTTTGAACTGCCTGTTCCGTAATCAAAGCGCGGCCTAAAATCACCACTGTTTAGCGTAACTTTAACCGTATAGCTTCCGCTTGATGCGTAGGTGTGTGATTGTACAAATGTTCCCGTTGCTGAGACATTTGTATCCGTCTGACCATCGCCCCAGTCCACGTCGTAATTACAGGTGGATTCTGTCCTAAGTGACCAGTTACCATCAGTCGTTGTGATCCCAATGTCCCACGTTGTCAGTGCGGGGGCAGCGGCGGAGAACTGATAGCTATTGATGTAGACGACGCTCATGGTTGCAAGCGGTAGATCGTGTTTAATTTGTACTGTTGCATCAGCTCTCCCAGCTCCGTCAACTGATCATCGCTCAAAGTCATCTGCCCCAGCAAAAGCCAGATAGCGTTCTGCATCGCATCTTGGTTCTCGCGGTAGTTCATGCAATCTTGGATTGCAGAAACAAACACCGCCAATGCACGCGCTAACTCTGCTGTTGCAGGCGCCGCCAGCAAGCCTTGATATACATTGCTGCTGAGCAACGCAAAATAGAAACCTTGATAATCGAGCGGAGGCGGTGGTAATTCAATGACTTCCCATGTCCACTGCCACTCACCAGCAGCAAGATCGACTGCGCGAATCTCGCGCAGGAAGTGAGTGCTCTTGTCGTAATCAGGACGTTCTTGCCGCACAACACGCAGCACCTGATAGCGCGGATCCAGCGCTTGCACAGGCTCATTGTCAGCCCGTGGGTAGTCGAGCACCTTGCCGGTCTCGGAATCAAAGAGAGCAAAATTCTTCATTGGCTCAGCTCCTGGTGACGAAGAGCGTCACCTTGAGACCAGCTCCGGCGACCGTAGAACCGATCTGATCAATGTCGATGCTGATCACTGCGCCTGATGCCAGTGCTGAATCACTGATCACTGGAGGTGTTGCAGCCGTTGAACTGCTGCTTTCACCTGCATCAATCGAGAGCTTGGTGGACAGCACCGAAACACCGGCCTCGTTAATGTCCACCACCAACGTGCTGCCCGTGGGGGCGGTGTTCACATCAGCCTTCACCGCAGTCAGTGTCCCGGCATAGGGCATCGTGAAGCGTGCTTTATCAGTGCCGGCTGTCAGATTTGTTGTTTCATCGCTGCACGCCACAATGAACACGTCACTGGCCCCAGACCAAGCAACGTCATAATTAGTGCCGCTGTTCTTGACTAGCTGTTGCCCGGTAGTGCCACCGGAAGGTAGGAAGCGCGAATCCGACTCCCGTGCCAAGGGGAACCCACCGGCTGTCGCACCGTCATGGACAACAACTGATTCCTTGTCGGTGTCTACCGTGACTTCACCAACGGCACCAGTAAAGGTGGAGTGCTGTGAAGTGGTGCCACGTCGTAGCTGGATTTGTGTTGCCATTAGACAAGCGCTCCGTAATCAAAGGCAGCAGTCACGGGATCAGCGACAGAACCGTAGTCCGTTACAGGGGCAGTAGTTGTATTGATCTCAACCATCGTGCCCGCAGCGTTTTTGAGATATAGCTTCCCGTTCGTTTTATCCCAAGCGGGTTCACCGATCTCGAAATCAGTAGCGCTCGGCGTTGTAGTGCCATTGCGCAGGATGATCTTTGCGATGCGAGCCATCAGAACGTGCCGCCGTCTACCGTGTCTACGGCGATGGTGACGAAGCCATTGCCGGCATCCTTTGTCCAGCTCAGGCTGCTGTTTAGGCGGATCACGCCATCAGTGCCATCGGTGCCGTAGATGTAGCCGGCAGTGCCGCCATTCACGACAGCCACCTTTTCGTCACTGCTCTCCGAAGGGATATTAAGTGCCGACTTGAAAGCGTTAAAGGTGATCTTTTTCTCGTTTTGGCCAGAGCTTTCGCTGGCGTCATGGACGATCAGCAGGTCAGCAGCGCCGTCTACAGCGCTCAGCGTGCTGAGATCATCAATCGCAGGCACCACCGGCAGCTTGGTGGTTGCATCAGTAGCGACGTGGAGCGTGCCACGATCTGTCGTGATGTGCGGCTCACCCGCCAGCATCCCCGTTGTTGGGAGATTGGCTTTGAGACCACGCTTTAGCTGCAGGCGTGCCATAGCTAATTAAAGGTTCCTCCATCCAGTGTAGCTACCCAGTCTGCGTCGTAGTCAGCGTTTGTCTGCTTTAGTAAAATGTTGCCTGGATTACCGCCTACTGGCAATGCTCCGGCAGCAATACCTGATGGACCTTGCGGACCTTCTGTAATGACCGTAACGACAGTGCTGCTGCCGTTTTCCGTGACGACAACCGTGTTGCTAACGGCACTGACGTTGACTGTTGTCATGCTGTATAGCCCTCGCTGACGTAAATAATGCCCTCAAGGTAATACTCTTTTAGTCCACTTCCGTTGGTTAAAAGCACGTCGTAATACGCCTCGTTGGGGAATGACGCAGTTTGTTCATCCGTCAGCGCAATAGCAACCGTACCAGTCGCACGGTCGGTGTAGGTAACGGTAAAGTCAGCATGTTTTGTGGTGCGCCCTTGGTTCCACGCTTGCGCTTCAACAGTCCAACCTGTCAAATTGATCGCAGTACCACTGCTGTCTTTGAATTGAAGCGTGACACTGTAATCCGCCCGACGTTGAAGGCTGATGTTGTACGTGCCAGGTGAAATTGCCATGACGCACCTCCCTGCTATAGGTTAGCGCCCTTGCCCGCGCAAGGCTTTCTTGCCGCGACGACGTGGGCGGCTGTGTTGTCCGTAACCAATGCTTGTTGTTTTGGGGCGTCCAGCTTTGTGGTCAACACGCCCCAGTGCTGTTTTCGACTTAACTGCCATTAGTTAGTACCGGGCTCAGAAGGCCACTGCACGTTCCAAGGGAAACCTGCCTGCTGGGGGACTCGGCGCAGGGATTCGCGGTACAACGCCCATGCGGCTTTGCTGTCTGCATCCAGCGGGCTATCGGCAAGCTGAGTCCAATCGCAGCTGCCAAGCAGTTGATTGCGTTGCGCACGCACATTGGCGGCAGCTTGCTGCTCTGGAAGTTCATTAACTGTCCATGCCTGCATCCATGTGCCATTTACCTTTTCTGCCCGCATTTTTACTGCGTGCGTGCGGCTATCAAAAGCAGGTGCTGGCGTCGGCGTTACCTCGTAAACATCAAACGATGCAAGAGTTGCGGCAGGGATTGGATCCGGGAACGAAGTGCCGGGATTATCAGTGCGAAGATCAGCAAGCGTGTAAGGAAACTTGCCGATTTGGCCGTTGACGATTTTTGCGTACATGGTCATGAGATGGTAAAGGCCCAAACAGCGTCGCGAGTTGAGCCAATAATAAACATTTTCCCTCCGTCCGGCTTAAAGAAAACACCCTCTGGAGTGCGGATCATTGTTGGAATTAAATTGTTTGTTTGCGTGTAACTTGCGGTGGAGACATCCCATGCAGTCGAAAGACTGTACTCATATACTGAATCATTGGCCTGTCCAACAACATACATCTTTGTCCCGTCATCCTTAAAAAACAAACCATTCGGTAAAGTATCTTGCGCACCGACAGAAAAAGTTTGCACAAAGGAAGCTGTTGAAATATCCCACGCGGTAGATAGCGAATACTCATTTACATCATCGCCAGCAGATCCCATAACATACATTTTTGTGCCATCATCCTTAAACGCAAGCGCTTCTGGCGCACCTTCTTGCCCAGAGACAGAAAAACTGCGCGTGTAGCTAGCGCTTGAAACATCCCACTCTGTAGACAAAGTATATTGATATACGGTGTCATTGACTGTTCCGACAATATACATCTCTGCGCCATCAGGTTTGAAAAACAGACCCGTTGGAGATACCTCTTGGCCAGCTACGGAAAATGCTTGTACGTAAGAAGCGGTGTGAACATCCCAAGCTGTTGACAAAGAGTATTCATGCACGCTATCTGAGTTGAGTCCCGACATATACATCTTGGTGCCATCACCCTTAAAGAAGATATCCGTAGGGTTCGCGTCTTGAGTGCTTACATTAAAATAGTCAATTGTGGGATAAGTGAAATCTGCCGTACTTAGATCCCATGCAGTGCCTAGATCAAATTTATTAACAACATCGTAGGAAGCATCAGTAACATATAAACTTGTTCCATCAGCCTTGAAGAACATACCGCGCGGATCGCCGAGGCCGGCAAGATTTGCGCCCGTATAGCTGGCGGTTGAAATATTCCAAGCAGTTGACAAAGAATACTGATATACGCGGTTGTTAGCAATTTCTACTATATACATCTTTGTTCCGTCATCTTTGAAAAATAGGTCTTGGGGATTAGTGCTTTGTGAACTTACGGAGAAAACTCGCACATAACTAGCAGTTGAAATATCCCAAGCAGTAGATAAGCTGTACTCGTTTACATCATCACCTGCTGCTCCAATAACGTACATTTTTGCCCCGTCAGGCTTAAAAAAGATGCCAGTAGGATTAACATCTTGCGCAGAGACGGAAAAGCCTTGAACGTAACTTGCAGTAGATATATCCCAAGCGGTAGATAAGCTGTATTGATAGATAGTATCATTGATGCCACCCACGATGTAAAAAGCAGTGCCATCGGACTTAAAAAACAAGCCGTTTGGCGTGGTTTCTTGACTGCTTACATCGAAACTTTGAACGTAAGAAGCTGTGCCTACAAGCCACGCTGTTGATAAATTGTATTCGTGTATGCTGTCAGAAATTGTACCCATAACATACATTTTTGAGCCATCTGACTTAAAAGAAATTGATGAGGGAAGGAGTTCTTGTGAGCCAATTTCAAACCAGTTTTGAGGCGTGCCAGTAAAAGATGCATAGCCAATATCCCAAGGGTTTGAAGGACCAACGGGACCGCCAACATTCCCTGCTGCTGCTCTCAAGCCAAGTGGGATCCTCATGCCACGTCTCCTACATAGGCGCCGTACACCTGCGTGCCGACTTTCCAGAACTGAATAACGGTATAACCCGTTGTGGCAAGTGTAGGTGCACTACCGCCCGTCCAGACAACTCCGCTAGTGCCCCAAGTAGTGTCGGTCCATGTAAGTGCGTAGGCGGTCCCATCATCGACCATTAGCGTGACAGCCTCACCAGCGGCAAAGTTTGTTGCCTTGGGTGTGCGGTTAGCGCCAAGCGTGATCAACTGAACGCTGCCATTACTAGGATCCACCTCAAACGCTGCGCCATCGCTGATAGTGTAAATATCTTCAAGAATAGTTCCAATTATCGCTGGATCTGTCAGTGTTTTATTTGTGAGCGTTTGTGTTGCCGTTGTGCCAGCCACATCGGTAGCTAGCTTGCTCAATGCAATAGCTGCGCTTGCGTTAATGTCCGCATTGACAATTGCGCCAGAAGCAATCGCTGTTACACCTGCGTTACTAATAGTTACATCGCCTGTTACCGCAACGCTCGCTGCAACGTTTGATCCGTTGCCTACAAGAATGTTGCCGCTTGTAAGGCTTGCTAACTTGCTAAATGCAATTGCCGCACTTGCGTTAATATCGGCATTTACAATTGCCCCATCAGCAATCATTGTGCTGGTAACACTTCCAGTATCGCCCGTGGTTACAACTGTTCCGGTTACATCGGGAAGAGTAATAGTGTGATCAGCAGTTGGATCGGTTACAGCCAGTGTTGTTTCGTAATCGTCTGCCGTACTGCCTTCAAATACAAGACTTCCAGCGGATCCGATAAGTAGCTCACCAGTAACTGTGCCACCCGCCTTGGCGAGCTTTTCGTCGTCAATTTCCTGTAAAGCTGTTTGTACGTTTGTTGCCGCGATATTGCCGTAAGGCGTAAAGCTGATGTTGGATGCGGCCTGGCCCGCAATAGCGCTTGAAACGTCAATAAGATCCCACGTGGATCCATTCGACAGAATCATGTCGGGTGGCGCTAGAGGTTCGGCAGGTGCGTTGCCTGTACCAGTGCCGGAATCCGAAACAACAACGTAATAACGATTGTTTGAATCAGAAGCGGCAGGAAGTGCCGAACCAATCGTTAAACCAACTGCAGAACCTGCAGAAGTTACAGATGCGACTTGGTTTACGCTTGCGTCATACGTTCCCGCGTAAATCAGTTCACCGCTAGTAATTGTTACAGGGAGCCATGACGAACCGGACCAGATATAAAGGTCGCCGTTCAATTCATCCCAGAAATACTGACCTTTGAATTCCGCTACAGGGAAAGTAACGACGCCCGAAGTACTACCCGCGCCGCCAAATTGAACGGTAGACGCATCACCAAGTTTTACGCCAGTAATGCTTTTAGTCCCAAACAAAGAAATACTTAGTGTTCCGCTTGTAATTTTGCTCGCCGGTAAATCTGGAATGTCTGTCGCCAAAAGACTTGACGATCCGGTGATATGCCCTTCTCCGTCGTAACTAATCTTTGTTGCCGTGGCTGGCGTAACCACGTTGGTGTGGTCTACGGCACCGCCTGTTCCCATAGACAAGCCTGTACCGGGGCGCACCCCGCCTACATCAACTGACGTGGCAATAGGAAGATCACCCGAGGCAATAGCTGCGCCACCAGTAATCAAACCTTGGGCGTCGTAAGTAACAAGATGCCCAGTGGCAGAAGCTGTTACGGTGTTGTCAATAACGATTTGATCGCCGCTTAACGTCAAACCTTGTCCGTTTACGGATACAGCGCCTTTACTGCTAGTGGTTGCAGTGGGAAGATCCCCTGCCGCAATAACGCGATAACCAACAGTCCCTGCGCCTGCGGTAGGGCCTGCTAAAAATTGCGCGGCAGCAGAAGTGCTATCAAAGTTCGTTGTGATAGTTACTTCATCGTCGTTGGTAACAGCGACGACGTTGACAATACCGCTGGCTCCACCAGTAACCGTATTGATTGAACCTGCTGCCTTAGCGGATACCCATTCGCTCCCGCTCCATACAGACAGCGTATTGCCTGTGGTCTCAAGTCCTAGCTGACCGATATAATCACCTGCTCCAGGAAGGCTGGCACCAACGACAACGATGCTGTTATCGCTGATCTTTGTGCCTGTTACGGCGTCATTAGCCAGTTTTGCCGTTGTAATGCTGCCATCAGCAAGAGTGGAATCAACTTTTGCGCCAGGGATGCTGGCGTCGTCAATCAGTAGGACACCACCTTCAATAAGATCCTTGATGGTGACTTTCTTGGTTTCAGACGCCGAAAGATCAGCAAGCGCCATTGGGTCCGTGGCCTGTAGTTCGGCGGCGCTGATGGTCGACAGCTGTGAAATCTTCAGGTCAGCCATTGGCTCGCGCAGTTACGGCAGTTGTAGTCAGTTTAAGCCGCCTGTCTCTCCAGTTCGATGTTAGAACCGCTTTCTTGTAGCAGCCTACCGTCGTCTTCCTTCAAAAGCAGGTCATACGTCTTGCCGATACGCAGGTCAATCGAGCCAGTCGTGATGAAGTCAATCTGCGCGGTCAGGGCTGTTGTTGCCTCAAAAGACATCGCCACATTTGTGACGACACAGTTAGCCTCAAGCCACAGCGAGTCGCGGCGCATGGCATCGCTATTAACCGCAGCTTGCTCGTCGTTTTTCAGGTAAAAGCGACCTTCAAAACCGGAACCCTGTTGAATACGCAGAAGCAGCGAACACAGATATTGTGCGACCTCGGGGGTGTTGGACTCGTTAGCAAGCGTTGGCAGATCAGCAAAACGGCTTTCAAAGTCCCAGAAGCAAGTCAAACGCCCTTGGCCACTGATTAAACCGTTGTCGTAATTCTGCCTATGCTCTTCGC